CAAGAAGTAATGGTCAAGTTCAAGCAACATTATTTACAGGTTCAGGTGCTGGTTTAACAGGCGTTGATCCTTTTCCCGCTGGAACAAAAATGGTTTTTTATCAAGCTTCTGCTCCGACTGGTTGGACACAAGACACCGCTGCCGCTTTGGCTAATACAGCTATGTCTATTGTAACTGGGTCAGGTGGAGGCACAGGTGGTGCCACAAGTTTTTATGATGTTTTTAACGGAACAGCTAAACCTGTCGATACGGGTTCTTTAACTGTTTCCGTCTCAGCTTCAATAGGAGCACATACTTTATCAACACCTGAAATTCCTACACATAATCATAATTTCAATATGTTTAAATATCTTGGTGGTCAACCACCTTCAGGTGTTAGTGCAATAGCAACTCCAGCTGGTCTTTTTAACATGAATCCTGGCCAAAGAGGCACTCTCGTAACTTCTCCTACCAGTGTTCTACCTACTGGTGGTGGCGGAAGTCATACTCACCCTTTCAGTGTCAGTAGTTCTTCTTTAGGAGGAACAGCGAGCACTCCCGCTTTAGATGTAAAATATGCAAATGTTATTATTGCAGCGAAAGACTCTTAAAAGTTTAAATGCCTATATTTGACCCTGACGGCAAATGCCCGTTACTCAATAAAAAATGTATTAAACATCAATGTGTTTGGTATAATATGCTTCAAGGCAATCATCCTCAAACAGGTCAAAATATTCAAGAGTGGGGTTGTTCTATTGCTTGGCTTCCTTTACTTTTAGTAGAAAATTCTAAACATTCTATGGCCACTACAGCAGCCACTGAGTCTTTTAGAAATGAAATGGTTAAAGGAAATGATGCTTTAATGGAATTGAGCAAAGAAGCTATAAAACAAAAAACACCAATGAATGGTATCTCTACTTTAATGGGAATGATTGGAAATCATCAAAGAGCTTTAGCTGATAAAGATCCTAATATGGAAGATGAAACTGTTAGACAATTAAGTAATAATAAGATAAAAGTAAAGAAGACAACTAAATCTAAAAAGGTTAAAAAAAATGGCCCTAGTAAATAATACCACTATCAATACTCGGTTAACAATAATTTTTGATGCTTCGGAAAATCCATTAAATTTGGATGATGGACCTAGACTAGGTGTGGGTAATACTGAAGCTGACGTTTTTATAGATGAAAACGAAGATCAAACAAATTATTTTAATATAAAAGCTTATACTGAAATTCCTTCTGAAATTCATTGTCTTCAATGGAATGCAACTAATAGTACAGGCTACTTAGAATACATAGATGATAAAGAAAATTTAGATATAACAGAAATTCCTTCTTGGGCTACTAACGTAGTGATTCGTTGTGAAGCTGAAGATAAATGGCTTGAAGCTTATAACGCAAATATTGATTCTCAACTACAGGCTTGGCTCAATGCTGATTCTGAAAATAATGAAGACAATTTTGTAATGAACGTATCCTTAGCTAATGATGCGGGAGATACAGCTAGAATAAATTATTGTTCTAGTAATGGAGTCACTTACTAAAAGTGTCATTAGCCAGCTATATTCTAGAATTTAGAAAATGTTTTGACACTTCAACGTGTAAAAAAATAATAGCTTATTATAATCATGATTTACAAGACAGCACTATAACAGATCCTGTTAACCCTGTTAATAAGAATATAAGAAATTGTACTACAAAAGAAATTTTACACCCCAAAACTTTTGGAGAAACCCTTTTAGTAAATTATATTAAATATAAATTAATGGGCTGTCTTAAAAAATATTTGGAAACTTTTCCACATTGTGGCACTACAGAATTGTCTCAACTGGATATTTTATGTTATAAATCTAATAATTATAAAGCTGGTTATAAGTTTCATGTAGACTTTGGAAAAACAACTAATCATAGGACTCTTTCTATTTCTGTTTGTTTAAATAATGACTATAAAGGAGGAGAATTTGTTTTTCATCAACCAGGTGGTAATAATTTAATATATCCTCAAAATATTGGAGATGTTATTATTTTTCCATCTAATTTTATATTTCCTCATCAAGTAAATAAAATTGAAGATGGAACAAGATTCGCTTTAGTTGGGTGGTCTGTATAATGAAACCAATATTTGTAAAAGATTTTCTTCCTCCACAAGTTTTAAATATAGCTTACTCTTACTGTGTACTTAAATACTCAGCGAAAAGAAATTTTGATAGTGTGCCTGATTCTCAATCTAAAAGTTTAGTAGGAGAGTACGGTGATCTATTGATGGAAACTTTATTAGATTTAAGCACTCCTGTGATTGAACAAAATGTAGGTAAAAAATTATTTCCATCGTACAGTTATTTAAGAGTATATGAAAAAGAAAGTGATCTTACAATTCATAAAGATAGACCTTCTTGCGAATATACAGTGGCTCTTTGTTTAGGACTAGATCCAGCAGATAAACCTTATGATATCATGATAGGTCATGAAGACCCTACTTCTAATTACTTTTATTATGATTCCAAGAGTAAACCTTTGAAAATGAAAATAGAAGAAACTTTTCCTATGGTGAGTAACGATGCTTTAATTTTTCAAGGACAAGAGGCGTATCATTGGAGAGAAAAATGTCAACACGATCATTATATTACTGTTTTTTTACATTATGTAGAGCAAGAAGGTAAGCATAAAGAATATAAGTTTGACAAAAGACCTATGTTAGGTCTCAAGTAAACTTATATGATAATACATAGTGGTTTGCCAAGGTCAGGAACAAATCTTTTAAAAAATATTCTTTCACAAAATGATAGTTTAAAAATATCTCATGAGTCTATTGTTTGTAATATAGTAGAATCTATTTTAAAAACATCCCCTAGTTATCAAAGTAACTATTATTCAGAAGACCTAGAAGACCTAGAAATTTTATTAAAAACTTTTATAAAAGGAGGAGTCAATAATATTGATTGTGAAATTAATCAAAAGCACATTAATCATAACAAAGGATGGACTACTTATATTCCATCCATGACTAAATTAGGTTATAAAACTATTTTTTCTGTAAGAAATGTTATTGACATATTATATTCGTTTGAAAAACAAAATGAAAAACATTTATCCTACAATGACTCATCATTGAATTTGAATTGTAAAAATCCTTTAATAGGTATGTTAGAAAAACATGAGTATGAAGGTTTTTTTCAAAACGCAATAAGTTTTTTGAATGAGGTTTCTATAAATTTGAATAAATATAAAGATAGCCTACTAATTATTAGATACGAAGACTTAATAAATGATCCAAAATTAATTTTAAAAAAGGTATATCAATTTATAGAAGTAGATTATTTTGAACATGATCTATCTAATATAATGACCAAAAGCTCTAACGACATGCACGTTAAAAATAGGTTAGGTGTAAGCCATAAAGTTAGACCGTCTCTAGATAATTTTTTACAAAAAAATGAATACCCTGATAGTGTTAAAAAATATTTTTCTGATAAGTACAGTTCAATTACTAATCTGTTGGGATATACTTAAAAAATGGTAAAAACTCGCTTTAAAAGTTAAATTTCTATAGTATAGTCTTTAAATGCCCTTAGTTAATTTTACAATAAAACCAGGCGTAAATAAGGAAGTTACAGACTACACAGGCCAAGGTCAGTGGGTCGATTCTGATAATGTACGCTTTTTTCAAGGTCTTCCTCAAAAAATAGGAGGATGGTCTAAGTTTATAGCTACCTACTTAGTTGGAATAGCTAGAGATGTTCACGCTTGGATTTCCTTAGATGGAACAAGATTTCTTGCATATGGCACTGATAGAAAATTATACGTATATTCTGAAGGAGTAAATTATGATATTACGCCTATTAGAGAAACAGCTAGTTTAACTAATCCTTTTACAACTGCATCAGGTAATGCAACTGTAACTGTTGCAGATACATCACATGGAGCTCTGAAAGGAGACTTTGTAACCTATACAGGAGCGTCCGCTGTTGATGGTTTAAATCTTAATCAAGAGTTTGAAATACAAAGTATTGTTAATACTGCTGCTTACACAATTACTTTTACAGATGGATCTACTG